TCTTAGTTCAAGTAATGCTAATAATTGGCTTTTACTAGAAGCACCTGATGTGTACCTTTATGGCACACTACTACATTCAGCACCGTATCTAGGCGAAGATGAGAGAGTTGCAATTTGGGCGCAGATGTATGGCGCTTCCGTTGCACGATTAAACGAAGTATCTGAGAATGCTAGATTTAGTGGCTCGGGCTTAAAACTTAAAATAAGAGGACAAGGATAATGTCATTTACAAACTATTTAGAAACAGAAATCTTAGACCACGTATTTGCAGGTTCGGCTTACTCAGCTCCATCTACTAAATACTTGGCTTTATACACAGCAGCACCAAGCGAGACAGGTGGTGGTACAGAAGTATCAGGCACAGGTTATGCTCGTCAATCAGTAGCATTCACTACAGCCGGCAACACAACTTCAAATAACGCAGCAGTAGAATATCCTACAGCAGGCGCTTCTTGGGGTACAGTAACTCACGTAGGTGTATTTGATGCTTCAACATCAGGCAACCTAATGGCTTACGCAGCACTTACAACATCTAAGACGATTGATTCAGGTGACGTATTTAGAGTGCCAAACGCTGACCTAGATATAACGCTAGACTAAGATGCTATACGGAGCGTTTAAATACGGTCAAGCAGCATATTCAACAGCAGACCTTGAAGAAGGTGTAGTACCTATTACAATGACGAGTTCTGCTTCGGCAGTTGCTCAGAGAGTAAGAGAGTCAGGCGCGATAGTGATGGGCGATTCAGCTACATTCACTATTTCATTTAAGACTGTTAATGCTAGTGCTACAGTATCATCTAGCTCTTCTACATCTTGTGTAGGTGCAAGAACTAGAACTACAGGCGCTGCAATAACAGCTAGTAGCTCATTAGTGGGTGACAGTCAAAGGGTACGAGAAACAGATGCTACGTTAGCCTCTTTATCTTCTATAACTACCAATGCCATTGTTATTTACACTTCAGGTGCGGATTTAATATCCTCAGTGGCGAGTATCACAGCAACCTGCAATAGAGTTAAGCACTTTAGTGGAATCACTACAGCAACTTCAAGCGCTACAGCTATTGGTAGAGAGAAGTGGGAAGTTAAAGCAGAAGGCTCAGAGTCATGGACTGAAATAGCAGAAGGCTCAGAGACATGGACAAACATTACAGAATCATCAGATAGTTGGACGGAGATAGCAGCATGAGTTTAATACCATTACAACTACCACCAGGTGTTCACAGAAACGGAACAGAATTTGAATCATCTAATAGATGGAGAGATGCTAACCTTGTCAGATGGCAAGATGGTTCTTTACGTCCTGTAGGTGGTTGGGTCGTTCGTAAGTCATCAGCATTTGCAGCACCTCCAAGAGGTATTATTAGTTGGGCGGACAATAGTTCTGACTCACATATTGCATCAGGTACTTACGACAAGCTATACGCATTAACAGAGTCAAGTCTTGTTAGTGATATTACTCCTGTTGGATTAACATCAGGCGACCGAAACGCGACTAAGAACTTATCATACGGTGGTACATTCTATGGCACAGGGTTCTACGGAACAAAGAGACCTTCAACAGGTGTATTTGACGAAGCCACTACATGGGCATTAGACTCATGGGGTGAGTATTTGCTTGCTTGCTCAACTAAAGACGGCAAGATATACGAGTGGACATTAGACACAGCAGTATTACCAACAGTATTAGCTAACGCACCGATTAACAATAAATCAATGTTAGTTACAGAAGAGAGATTTGTATTTGCTCTAGGCGCAGGAAACAATCCTAGAAAGGTTGCTTGGTCAGATAGAGAAAACAACACAGTATGGACACCAAGCGCATCTAACGAAGCGGGTGACATGGAATTACAAACAACAGGTCGCATTATGTGTGGCACTAAAATGAGAGGTAGAACTCTTATCTTGACGGATAACGATGCTCATATTGCTACTTACTCAGGTCCACCGTTTGTATATGGATTTGAGAAGGTAGGAACTGCTTGTGGTATTGCTTCAAGAAAATCATTAGTGGCGATTGATGAAGGTGCATTTTGGATGGGTGCAAGAGGGTTCTTTACTTTCGATGGCTCAGTAGCAAAAGAGATTCGGTGTGAAGTGTTAGATTATGTGTTCGAGGACATTAACTTTGACCAAATTAGTAAAGTGTATGCGGTAAACAATACTCAGCATGGCGAAATTTGGTGGTTCTACCCTTCAGGTTCATCATTAGAGAATGACAGATACGTTTCGTTAGATTACAAGGAAGGCATTTGGGCATTTGGCACAATGGATAGGACGGCTTGTATTGATAGAGGTGTATTTAGCACGCCTATTTGGGCAGATTCTAGTGGCAATATATATAATCACGAAACAGGTAGTGTACATGGCTCTATTAAGCCTTTCGCTGAATCAGGACCTATTAGTTTAGGTAATGGAGATGGAGTAATGAAAGTCTCACAGCTAATACCTGATGAGAAGACACAGGGCGAAGTAAACGTAACCTTTAAGACACGATTCTATCCAAATGATACAGAGCGTACATACGGACCTTATAACACTGGCAATCCAACCTCACTAAGATTTACAGGTAGACAAGTAAGAATGCGAGTTGAAGGTACAGGAACTGAGGATTGGCGTTCAGGAGTAATGAGAATCGAAGCTAGGGCAGGTGGAAAAAGATGAGTATGCCACCACCACCATTAGGAGAGAATTGGAAACACTGGGGTGAACGCCTTAACGCTTTTCTATCTGGAAGTAGAGGTAAGCTTGATTATAGGACTACTGGCGACTCTGCTGCAGAAGATGGAATCCTAATGTGGGATAGGGCGTTAGGAACTTTAGTGGTATCTAAGAATGGCACATGGGTAAAGGTTAAACTAGACCCATGAATCTGCAATCAGAGTTATTAAGATGTCAAGAGTGGATTCAGTCTGCATTGGACAAGGGTGGCAACACCCATGACTTTATAGATGTGGTCGAGGGCGTGTTAAGTGGGAAAATGCAGTTATGGCATGGCGAAAAAGGATGCGCTGTAACAGAGCTAGTAGTGTATCCTAAGAAGAAAGTTCTTCATGTGTTTTTAGCAGGTGGAAAACTTGAACAGATTACAGATATGCACGAAGGTGCAGTAAAATGGGCTAAGGCTCAGGGATGCCAAGGAATGACCATAGCAGGTCGACCAGGGTGGAAAAAGATTTTAGACAAATACGGTTGGAAAGAGCAACTCGTTATTTTAGGAAAGGAGTTTTAGTATGAGTGGTGGCGGAAAGGGCGGAAGCTCATCAAGTGTGGCAGAAATCCCTAAGTGGATGGAAGAACCTGCAATTAGAAACATTGCAAGAGCAGAAGATATTCAACGAATCGGCTATCAGCCATGGTATGGTCCTGACGTAGCAGCATTTAACGATACTCAGAAAGCAGCAGCTCAGTCAAATATTGGCGCAGCAGAAGCTTTTGGTCTTGTACAACCTAATACATTAACAGCATACCAAGGTATGCCTCAAGCACAAACATTTGCAGGCGGAGTTCAAGGCTATAGTTCAGCACCTATGTTCGAACAAGCACAAGCAGAATTAGCAAGAAGAAACCCTGGACAACAAGCTCAGTATGATGCTTTATTTGGCTCTAATGTTTCAACATCATTTAATGATGGAAATGAAGCTACTATGCGTCAAGCGGTCTCATCAGATGGTAATGCCAGTTATAGTAATAATTACACGCCAACTTATGGCGGTGGCTCTGGCGATGGTGGAGATTTAGGTGACTATGTTATGGATGACGGTGGTATTGATTGGGCAGGTGCAGGCAACCCAGGCTACGGAATGGTAGATGACGTTGGCGTAACTAATCCTAACGGTGAATATGGCTATGGAACTTCAGGTGGTGGCTATGATTCTAGTGGCGGAACTACCTTTAACAACGGTGTAGTAATAGAAGATAGAAATCCGTTCTATAGTGATGGAACTCCTGTTTATGGAGGCGGTTCATCAGATTCTGATTCTGGACCATCAGGCGGATACGATTCAGACGGATATGGCACTTATGATATGGGTGGCTATGGTGACGATATTGGCATGGAAGACTCTGGTTCTGATGATTCAGGCGGTGGTGGCGGTGGTGGCGGTGGTGGCGGTGGTTCGTACATTGCTACAGCATCTACTCAAGCTCTTGGTGAAGACGGTCTATCAGTATTCAACAACTGGCGTGATTACATGGCTTCATGGCATCCTACATTTACATCTTCGTTTGGTAGATATAGAGTTACAGCACCTAAAATTGTCAATGCTATTGACTCTAAAGACAACTCAAAAGAAATTTACAGAGACATTTGGGATAATCATCTTAAACCTATCTACGACTTAATTGTTAAAGATAAAGATGACACTAAAGCATTAGCTAAATATAAAGTTATGGTTAAAGACCTGGCTAAGAAATTCCTCAAGGAGAAAGTATAATGGCAGGTCAAATAGGTGGCGGTGTAACACAGTCGATGAACGGCAACAGTGGTCAAGGAATGAGCCAAATCAACAACTCTGTAACAGGCGCACTGTCTTCTCCTAAACTAGGAGGACTTGGCGGTGGTATTAATAACGTAGCCGGTGGTGGTATGCAAGCAGACCCTATTATGTCTGGTTATGATGACTGGAAGCAGAAAGAGTATGGTAGAAGCCGTTTTTTTGATACTGCTGATATGTCACCTAGTTGGTATAAAGGTGAACAATCTTTCGGTTCTAGCTCTGCTAACAGTAGACGTAATAAATACTTAGACTCTATCGGACGCTCTGACTTATACTCTAAAGATTATAATGCTGATACAGGAGCCGGTGGTGGTATTAATAACGTAGCCGGTGGTGGTATGCCTAGTTGGATGACTGCCCCTAGTGCGGGTTCGATGAACACTATGGCTACTCAAGAACATACCAACCCAATTACTGGTGAGACTTGGATGGCAAACTCAGGTGGGTACTCTGTTAAACCTACTTGGGATGGAGATTCATTCAGTCAACACTCAGGTAAATCTTACGCTGTAGACCCTAATAATCCTAATAACTACATTGGGAAATTTAGAGATGATTATGTTCGTCAGCCTGGCGACTCAGGATATATCGGTACTGGAGCTGCTAATATGGGGTATTCACCAAAGCAGGTGGAGTCTATAAAAAACACACCTACGTGGACTAATGATGGTATTTATAATCCTGCTGATTCAACCACGTATACTGATGTTAGTTTGACAACTCCTGTTGCAGGCGGAAACACTCCTACACAAGGCGGAAAGGGTAGTGGAGAAGTAGCACAACCTACACAACCTACACCTTATGCAGGAAGACCTGCTGCACAGAACATTAATACTCAATCAGCTCAAGGTATTACTGATTCTATGCGAGGTACACAATCTGAAATGGGGTATAGACCTCAACAGGTTCGAGTGCCTGGTCTAAGCTCTAGTATTGGTGGCGTTGGACGAAGTACAAGAGTTGGCAATCCTGGACAAAGCGGACT